AGATGATGTTGGTGCAGTATCTACATCTCCCGTGGTCGTCACATTAGAAACTATTCCCTTACCATCTCTAGTGAACTGTGAATAACCGGTTGGATTTGGAACAATAATGTTTTTTGTTACAGGGTCAAACAATATTTTGGTTGAACCATCTTCCGATTCATAGATAGCATCAATTGCAGTGGGTGAATATTTCGCGAATGTATCTGTTCGCGAAGGACTCCAGATAGAAGAGCTAGATGTATTTCCTTCTACTACCAGATTTGTTTTATATCCAAATATCATCGCAACTACTAAAACTAATAATAATATGAGAAACAATACAAAAGGTGTTAATTTTATACTTCCCATGTTAAACTTTAATATACTGTACATATCGAAAATATTCGTCTGTGTGATTATACTAAATCGACCAGATGTAAAATTGATATTAAATGATACGATAAAGTGAATTGAACAACATGTCTTTATCACACTGCTATAACGAAAATAATACCTACGAAATTGGTGTGGACGAAGCTGGTCGTGGACCACTATTTGGTCGATTGTATGTAGCGAGTGCTGTTTTACCTAAAGGTGGCGATTTTCATCACGAATGGATGAAGGATTCTAAACGGTTCCATTCTAAAAAGAAAATTCGCGATGTTTCTGATTATATTAAAGAAAATGCTATAGCTTGGTCTATCCAATATATTGAAGCTGATGTGATTGACCAAATTAATATTCGTCAAGCTGTCCATCGTGGGATGCATAACGCCATTCGTGAAATATTTACACAGCACAAACTATCACCGTCCGAAACATTTCTATTAATAGATGGTAACGATTTTCGACCCTATACATTATTTGATGAGACAACTGAAGAAATAATTACTGTTGCACATGAAACGGTAGAAGGGGGGGATAACAAATTCACGTCAATTGCCGCCGCATCTATACTAGCTAAAGTTGCACGTGATGAATACATACATGATTTATGTGAACAATTTCCTGAACTTGATGAAAAATATAATCTGAATAAAAATCAAGGTTACGGCACAAAACACCATCTTCAGGGTATTCTCGAGCACGGAATAACACAATGGCACCGTAAAACATATGGAAGGTGCAAAGGGAGTGAATTGAATGTAATTACATAATCGGTATATAATATGAGTATTTAGTATGTTTTTTATATGTAACGTATATATAACAAACCAATATTCATGTCTTTCACACGATTTCATGATGATGATGTTAGAATCAATCAACAATTAAAAGAGTTGACTTATCAAGGAAGATATCAATTGTCCGTTCCGGGTCCAGGTGCTTCCATGCCTTTTCAAGACGACACCCATTTACGTATGCAAAAATGGGGTGCTAATTTGAGAACAAATTCTACCAATTTGGAAAGCGATTTAATCGGTTTAACACGTCCATTACAACGAGACAATGTTGATACGAATAATTATAAAACGCAGTCCGCAAATTCGTCGCAAGTTTCATATTCGAAACAAAATCCATTTGTTGAAGAGAGTCGAGCCAGTCATCCCGCATGGATGTATCGCGATTTAGAGCATCCTCGCTGGGAAACTCCGATTATTAATCCCCAAGCAAACTTGGAAAAACCTTTTCACGACAACATTCAAACGCGCATTTTAGAAAAAGATTATTATCAACCATCTTCGACGATGCCCCAAAAAACGCCTTCTAATGGTATGAATATAGAATACTATTTATCGAAACATTAACCGTATAGGCTGACGTTTTAAGTTTGAGAATATAAATGATATATATCTTCATGTTTACATTTACATGTAGATATCATTAACAATTTATTATGTGTATTGTATATAAATCATACATTATAATGGAATTAGCAATACCTTTAATCGCTATGGGTGGATTATATATAGCTTCTAAGCAACGAAACGATAATGATGAAAATGTATGCGACGATGAAAACGAAGAAGGTTTCGTTGATTATAAATATTTACCCAATACAAATTTAGCTAATGTAAACTTTCCGTCTGAATATCCCGTTAAATCACCCGCACTAGATACTACTACGAAATTAGCACACGACAATCGATATGATGGAAGTTCCTATACTGATAAATATTTTGGATTAAATCACCCAAAAGATATTCATGACCCAAACCGTTGGTCAAAAAATAATTCTCAAAATGATGAAAATTCAGCACAACATACTTCTCTCTCGGGCGATACAGTTGATAATTCATATTTTTCCCATAATAATATGGTTCCTTTTTTTGGAGGTAAACAAACACAGCGTGACTTTACCGCAAATCAAAATGAAGGTTTAATGGACTCTTATTTAGGAAAAGGTTCGCAACAGGTTGATAAAAAGGAGCAATCTCCTTTATTTGCACCAAATGATAATTATCAATTTGCATATGGAACCCCGAACCAAAGTGATTTTATGCAATCTAGAGTTAATCCTAGTGCAAAAATGTCGAATGTACTACCATTTAAACAAGAAAAGGTTGGACCTGGTATTGGGTTAGGATACGAGACAGAAGGTAGCTCCGGTTATAATTCAGGTATGATGAATCGTGAAGCATGGATGCCTAAAAATGTCGACGAATTGCGAACAAATAATCATCGAAAAGCAGCAGGATTAGCCTTATATGGGCATGAAGGTCCTGCAAATAGTAACGTGAAAGAAATGGGTTCTATCGGTGCTATGGAAAAGAATCGCGTTGAACGCACATTTGAAACAGGTGCTGACCGATTGTTCACCACAACTGGTGCTTCGGGGTCGGGTGCATCTCTTCGCTCTATTCAAAACGACCGTTACACGAATCGTCCCGAAACGACAGTTGACTATACAGGTGCTGCTGGTGCTCAAAGTCAAGGCGTTTCCATGGACGGAGAATATAGACCTTCTACGCGTGTAGAATTAGGGCATGTTCCTATTTCCGTTGCATCCGCGGTTGGAAAAGGAAATGCGACAGAAGCTGATTATGGTGCAAAATCCCAGGCATCTTATGTGAACAATCGCTCTGCAAATCAACAAACTGACTATTTTGGTGCTGTTGGCGGAGCAATTGGGTCAGTTATATCTCCTTTATTGGATATTCTTAGACCCTCTCGCAAAGAAAATACAATCGGCACATTGCGTCCTTATCAGAATGCCGGTTCTAATGTTCCCCAATCGTATATCTTCAACCCTTCTGACCGACTGGGAACAACTATTCGTGAAACCACTGAAAAATCCAAATTTCATTTGAACGCAGGAACGAATGAAATGAACAAGGGTGGATATACGGTTGCCGACGTTCAACCTGTATCAAATAACCGCATGAATCAATCTGATTTCTTCTATGCGGGTAATGCCTCTGCAGGTGACGGTTCAAAAGAAGTTCGCCCGTATGATGCAGAATATAGACAACGCAATAACGATATTAAATCATCTACAATAGACGGTCGTCTTGTAAAAGGGAATATGGCGGTAATGAACAACAATATAAATATGAATACCGTTGATAAGACAAAACAACTTTCGAATCGCCGTGCACCGGTTCCGGTTAACGCACGACAAACACCAAATGTGAATAACATGGGTCATTTACAAGGAAAAAATGAACTATACAATGGTATTCAAACAGATAGGTCGCATGGAGAAGTATTAAATCAACTGAAAGGGAATCCATATGCATTAAGTATAATTTAATAAGTTACAATTATATATATAATTTATAATTGTAATATAATTTAATACATGCCGTATTTTGAAAATGAAAAGATTCTATTTATTCATATACCAAAAACCGGAGGGACTAGCGTTGAAAAATATCTTAGTATTCGCACGCGGACTATATTAGCCCCAACTAGTCTTTATTTAAGATATTATTCAAACACAATACAATCTGAATTGGATAAATATCGGCGAGTATGGAAAACAAAACAACACCAGATTTCAAAACCGATTACGAATAACAGTGTATTTAAACCGCTATACACTACACATATTTCTCATCCTACAGATACAGACGAAGAAACTGAAAAAAAAAATAATCATCTAATTGAATATAGAAATTTTAACCGTGTTCGTTTAATGAAAGAATTGGAGCATTCTTTACAACACTTAACATGGTTGGAAATGCAAGAACATAAACAGGTTTTATGGGATACAGATAAACAGAGAAATATAGTGTCTAATGATTTATACCAACGAAATGATTGTGAAATACTTACAGTTGTGAGAAATCCGTATGACCGAATCATATCTGACTTACTATTCAATGGAATTCTCACATCTGAAACTATTCAAAACCAGAACGGAGTGTATCGTAAATTGAAAAAATATTTAAATAAAGACGATACTTTTGATAATCATAAATTACCTCAATTTATGTACATTACAGATTCTAATGGTGAATTGATTGAAAATATAATCATACTTCGCACAGAGACGCTTACCGCTGATATGAAACATATAGGTTTTACTGATTTTAATTATAACTTACAAACGTCGAAGTCTAATTTGGAACCGAAGGATACCAAGTATAGTGGAGCATTGAATCAAAAATCTATACACTTAATTAATGATTATTATAAGCGCGATTTTGAACTATTTGGATATACAATGTTAGAATAATATTCATTGAAATAATCGACACATAACCACCGCCTCTTTGTTTTCAACAGGAGGTGTGAATAATTGATGCAACATAGCATCATCACGAAAGCGAATTGTATATTCCTGTTGGGTTTGATTTCTACCAATTCTTCCCATGGCTTGAATCGTTTTTTGTTGCGTCATCTCTTTAAGGTCTTTTCCGATGAACCCATGACAGAATTGATAGTTCGTTCCATAAATATAATCAGAGGAAGCCAATATCATGAATAATTGTTGCTCGGTTGCTAGACGTTTCATAACTTCCATATATCTTAAGTTCGCAGTATTTTCGTCAACAAACATACCGATGCCTAATAACAATAGCATTTTTTTATCACTATCTACATCCAGAGACATGATTTCACATACCTCTTCGTCTGAGATTCGTGGAACGAACGCATTCGATACAAGTTTACCATTCGGTGCCCATAATTCTTGATGTTCTCGCATATTGGGCACATACCTATGTTCCAAATTTACAGGAACTATTTTTGAACGAAGTGCTTCGGCAGCTCTAGATAATTTATTATCATTTACAACCGTCTCATCGCGATTATATTTATGGTCTGATTTCCCTTTACCCTTCCCTTTTGAACTACTATCTGTAGTTGATATCGCATTTTCACGTGCAGCTGCGATATCTTCTAATTTGTTTTCTATCACAGTCAACTCACGTTGAACATTATTATTTCGTGCGATATTTTCTGATAGTTTACGGAAGTTTGCTTCGGGTATGCGAGATGTATGAATGTAATATTTGCCTATATTTTCCACGTTGTCTGCTAAGAATATACTTGGTCCATCAGTCATAGTGTATGCATCACTTGTTGTTACCGATACACCACTCGGAACAGTTGCCGGAGTTGTCTTTGAAGATGGAGGCATTGATATACTTTGAGTTCGTGTTAGACTTCCACCTCCTGCGGCTTTCGATTTAATGATTGTATTGCTGTCCAAACTACTCATTTTTCGCAATGGGTGTGATTCAAACTTTGTCTTTTGTTCCTTCACTAGAGATGTATGAATTCCGTCCCATGTATCTTCCGTTAAATTTTGCAGTGCCGTTAAATAATACAGTTTCAAACTATTCATTGTAATCGACGATATACCTTCTTCAAAATAAGTCCCCAAATGATATCGTTCGTCTAGAGCATTGGGAACATTATTTGCTTTGAGGAGAAATCGTGTTACCTCTACCAGGTCGAAATATCTTAACATC